TGATGTTGTTTGACAAATCTTATTCTGCGAGCCGGGGCGAAGTTTTATTGGCTTGGATTTATTTTTTGGCAAAAAGAACTCATGTCGCGGTTGGTTTATGTCAACCGACGTATGAAGCGTTTTTGGATGAGGCGGTTGCATTGGGGAGGATTTCAGCTCCTGGATATTTTCAAAACGAAATTTTCCGGAAAGCATATCAGGGATCACCTTATAATCAATGGACGGGTCCGACTAGACCGGCGATTGATGAATTGAAGGAAGCGCGGGCGCATGCCCTTTATAATTCGATTGGAACTCAATCTTTGCAGGAAATAACGACGAAAACAACGGGGCGGTCCTGGCAGAAAGTAAATGAGCAAATTATCAGGGAACACAATTTAAGAGTTGGCGCGGGATTGGAAACCGAGGTTGATATTGCTTGAATAGGGGAGGCTTAAAAATGAAAATTTTGGAATTATTCAATAGTAATTGGGCGATTTATCCGCCGTATTATGACGGGATGTTAAACACATACGAAAATCACATGATTCGGGCGGAAAAAGTTGATTTTGAAAGTTTGATCAATAAAATGCAATCGGCGGATCAAAAATTATTCCGGAAGGAAAACGGAACGGCGGTTATTCCGATCAAAGGGCCATTATCTAAGGGATCAAGTTTATTTTCATTTTATTTCGATGCTTCTTCTACTAAGGTTATCCAGGCGGCGATTGAGGCGGCGTTGAATGATTCTGAAATTAATAAAATCATTTTGGATATTGATAGCCCCGGCGGAACGGTTGACGGAAGTTTCGAATTGGCGGATTTCATCAACAACGCGAAACGGGAAAAGCCAATAATCGCTTTTTCGGATGGGATGATTGCCAGCGCGGCTTATTTAATCGCGGCATCGGCGGATAGTATATCGATCACCGGGAAAACTAATCAAGTTGGATCAATTGGAGTTATTGCGAGACACGTTGATTTTTCTGAAATGGATCTGAAAGACGGAATCAAGGTTTCGGAATTTGTAACGGGTAAATATAAAAATCTATTTTCATCTACGCGACCACTGGAAGATTTTGCGCGGGATGAAATTCAAAAGCAAATTGATTTTATTTTTTCCATTTTTATTGCGGATATTGTGGATAGACGTTCGAACCTGAATATTGAGCAGATTGTTGGGTTTGAAGGAAATATCCTAATTGGACCGCAATCAATCGAGGCGGGTCTGGTTGATAATGTATCAACGTTGGACTCCCTTATAATGGGCAATGCGCCCGAAAATTCTTTTAAGGTTGAAACCATGGATACAGAAACAAAAATTACTCTTGAAAAGTTGATGCTTGAAAATCCGGAATTGGTTGAAAAAATTGAGGCAGAGGGCGGGGATGTTGGAGCGAAAGCGGAAAGACAGCGGATCAATGATATTCGTGAAATGGCTTTTCCAGGACAAGAGGAAATCGTTGATAAAATGATTAACGATAATAAAACGGTTGCGGAAGCGGCTTTGATTTTCAACGCGGCTCAAAAAGCGGTATTGAAAGCGGAAGCGGAAGTGATCACCTCAGAAAAACCAGATCCAGTTCAAACCACCCAAAACCAGGACCAGACCGAAGAAACCGGAACGGAAACGAAAACCGAGGATTTTATGACTCTTGTTAAGGATTATAAAAAAGAGAATTCAGTTGATCTTCGGGAAGCGATGGCCGTTATTGGACAGTCACACCCGGAGGCGCATGAAGCCTTTTTGAAGGGTGTCAATCCTGGAAAATCAGTTGAAACGATTCATGAGATAACACAGGTTTAAAAAATGTCAGGTTCAAAAGTTACACTCCAAACGATTACGGTTCTAGCGGGCGAAGCGTTAACCGCCAAGGCTAGGGTTAAAATCGAAAGCGGAACGGTAACAAGCCCCCCGGAAGTCGCTTACGCGGATCAAGGGGAACAGGCGATTGGTGTTACTGATTACGCGGTTGCGGATGGTGCTTATGTTTCTATTACTCTGATAATGTGGGGCGGAACGTTGGCGGGTATCGCGAATGATTCATTTGCGATAGGCGCGACGTTGTACGCTCATAATGATGGTGAAATTTCGGATACTTCTTCCGGATCTGCTATCGGTATCGCGCTTGAAGCGGCAACGGCGGCGGGCGACGAAGTGGAATACGCACCATTCGGAGTATTGAGCACGACGGCGGCAACGGTTTCGTATGCCGACGCGGGCGGGCAAACGGCCGCCGCAACAATGGAAGCGGTCGGAGCGGAATTATATACCGATTTGCTTTCAGCTCAAAATTTTATCCCGATTCCGTTAACATCCTGGATGATTGGCGACGGTACTAATACGGTTAGTTTTGGAGGTCCGGCAACCGATCCGATTTTGGATATGACGAACGGGGACACCGACAGCGCGTTGCGTTGGGTATGGGCGGCGGCGAGTGTTGTTGAAATTGTCAATCAGATCCCTTTGCCCCCTAATCTGGATGTTGCTTCGGATATCGTTTTACATTTGTACGCCGGGAAGGACGCGGATGCAAATACGGTGACCTTGGCCAGTGATTCCTATTTTATGGTTGGGGATACCAAAGTTTCAGATGTTACCGCGACGATTGCACAAGCGGCGGGTGAAACGATCATTACAATTGCGGCGGCTGATGTTCCTGCGGGGGCGCAGACATTGACCATTGAATTAACACCTTCTGCGCACGCGGGCGATGCGCTTTATGTTTGGGCTACGTGGTTGGAATATACCGCTATCCTGTTAACTTCATAGGGGGGATAAAAAATGCCTAGACCTACAGCAGCAACGACTCTGCAACGCCCTGACTTGGGCATGTTAGCGTATGAGTACAACGCGACGGCGAGTCAAAGGGGTTTTATTGGAACGTTGGCAATGCCAGCTTTTTTCGTTCCGGAACAAACGGCGGATTATCCAGTTATACCGATCGAAGCGCTTTTAAAACTTCCTGACACGAAGAGGGCGCCGCGGGCGAATTATAACCGGGGGGATTACGAGTTTGAAACTGATACTTATGCCTGTATCGAAAATGGATGGGAAGAACCATTGGATGATGTTGAAAGGCGGCTTTATGCGCGGTTGTTTGACGCGGAAATGGTTGCGGTTCAAAGGGCGATAGATATCATTTTGAGAGTCCAGGAAAAAAGGATTTCCGCGTTGTTGTTCAATACGGGAAATTTTTCCAGTACCGGAGTAGCAACGGAATGGTCAACGATTACCTCCACACCATACGCGGATGTTATCGCGGGCAAGCAATCGATGCGAGCGAATGGCGGATTGGAGCCGAATAGTTTGATCATGTCTAAAAAAGTCCTGGAAAATCTTTTGAAGGTTACGGAGGTCCGGACTTCTTTGCAATATTCAGCGGATAAGCAAATTGAATTCATGGGGAAAGACGCTCAAGCGCAAATGTTGGCGCGTTATTTTGGCGTTGACCGAATCCTGGTTGGGGATGCAATTTATGATTCCGCGAAGAAAAAACAAAGTTTTTCAATTTCTGATATTTGGGATGACGAATATGTAATGCTGGCTAAGGTCAGTAATGCGCCGGATATCCTGGACCCATCGGTTGGAAGGACTTTTGTTTGGGAAGAGGATGCACCTGGAATGCTTGTTACTGAGCAATATCGGGAAGAGCAAAAACGTAGTTGGATTTACAGAACCCGCCAGCATACGGATGAAGAGATAATCTTCGCCAATGCGGGCTATCTTCTGTCAAATATAACCGCGTAATTTTTCCCGGTTAGAGGTTCAAGTTTTAGAATCGACGGGGTTTTTTTATAGCGTTCGAAAGAGGGCTTTTAATAAAAACCCCGTTAATTAAAAAAGGTTTTTTTATGGGACAAAAAGACGTTTCGACGTTGGTTGAATCGACTGGCGGGCAGTTGAAATATAATCGGATAATCGAAAAAACAATTACCGATAGCGGGACGGATAACGACGCGAATATTGATTTTACCGGGATGACGTTTGAGGGTGGAAGAACGAAAGTTAATCACATAAGGATCATAAACGACGGCGGCGTTAACGATGTTTTTTTTGTGTTTGATGCGTTAGCCAGTACGATCAATACGGCGGAGGTTTCCGAAATTCCGACGACCTATAATGGAAAGGCTTATGCGGGGTCGCCATTTACGGAAATTGGATATGACGGGGAAGCGGACAGTATTGGTTTAAGATGCGCGGCGGGGAAATCAACAACAGTTAAAATTTTGATTTGGTAAAAAATATGAATCCCATTACAACAAATTTGGAACACGCGATTTTTAAAGAAGTTGTTGAAACCGAAAAGCATTTACACAACAACGAAAAGTGGTTTGGATTGGCGGGAACCCCGGCGGCGGAAACTCACCGAGCGGATAGAATTACGTTATTACCTGACCCGTTCCAGGTTGACGCGGGGAACGATACTTGGGGGAGTTGGTTGCAAATTTTGGGATCTTCTGACACGCCGGTTGCGAC